CAACGGCTACGATATGGTTATCCGAAACTGTGTTTCGGTAGGCTCACTCAGATTCATGACGGATGCGGGGGATGGGAGCGTCCCAACAGGAGGGGCATCTAAAAGCGTCGCGTTGCACAACAACCTCGACAATAGCCAGCACGGCCTTCTTGTAGCCGCTAACACTGGTGTGACGGGCACAGCCACCAACGTGTTCAACGACAGCACCCTGCCCTCAGCGCTGCGGGCCGGAAACCAACTGTGGCAGTTCACCACGAACACCGCAGCGACCTCCACAGGCTCTCAGGTGGTCTGGGATGATGCCACAGGAGTCTTGGTCAATGTGTCTGGTAACGATGCTATTGGTGTAGGCGATGCTTCTAGTGCCCCCACGTTAGACATTCAAAGGCTAAACCGCATTAGAGATACGCACGCAGATCCTGGAGCTTTCACCACTGATCTTCTTACACTCACCAAGTCTATCGACGGTGGTGGAGGCGGCGACTACACAACCTTCATAGCAGCGGAGGCTGCAACCACTGCTATAGTTAGAAGCGCAGACCTCGTAAAAGAGAATACGGCTATTGTGTTTGAGGCCGATGCTGGTACGTACTCCGGCTTTCTGGACATTGATAGTACTCTTACTACGGATTCGACCAGAAACGTCACCTACAAAGCCGCCGCTGGAAGCGAGCACGGAGGCGAGAAGGGCACTGGCGTGATTCTCTCCTCTTCGTCTAACAGCGGAAACGTGGAAGTCAACGATGCGTATGTGTGTTTCGAGGATGTGATCTTCGATCACCTGTGGGATACCGCATCGCAGAACAAAAACGTCACCTTGAAAACAGGGTCTCGTGGGTTCAAATGCACAAACGTCCTATTCTATGGGACGGCAACGTCTGGAACCCAGAGCCCCCGGGTCAACATATTCTTCCAGGCCGCTGAAGACCAGCCTAACGCAGCCGACGCATTCCAGTTCGACAACTGTGTCTTCCGGAACCATGAAGAGATGATCTGGTTCGCCCCGGCAGCCACCGCCAACTACACTTCGAGAATTTCCTTCCGTAACTGTACGTCGCTTTCTCCGCTGTCGGCAGACGGCACATCGTACTTTATGCGCTACGATATCGGCACGCCAGCGACCGGGCAGACGTACCTGATTGACCTTTACAACAACAATCATACCGGCGGGAATGCATTCTTCTGGGATCCGTTCGGGCGCTACAACTCATCCCACACGACCATAACGGCCTCAGGTAACGTCGCAGGGAGCAGCGAGGTCTTGGGTACATCCAACATGGCAGGGTCCCAGTTTTGGACCTTCTCGACGAACCCTGCGGATACCTCCACAGGCTCCCAGGTCATCTACGACGCCTCTACAGGAGCTATGGTAAACGTACCAGGTAACGATGCTATTGGTGTAGTTGATGCTTCTAGTGCTCCTACAACCGACATTCAAGGGCTAAACCGCATTAGAGATACGCACGCAGATCCTGGAGCTTTCACTACTGATCTTCTTACGGTCACTAGAACTATTGGTGCTACAGGAAGGGATTACACCACCTTTTCACTAGCAGAAGCAGATGTAGAGGATATTGCTGCTTCTGCTTTAGGAGGAGGTACAGGCGAAGATCTTGTAGCTAAAAACGGCGCTATTGTATTCGAGGCAGATGCTGGGACTTACAATGAAGTCCTGAACGCGGACTCGACCCTTGTATCAGACTCGACGAGGAAGGTCACCTATCGCTGCGCTGACCGATCCAATCGTCCGGTGATCACCTCGACGTATTCGCCCGTGCGGATGCGGGATGACTTCACGCACTTCGATGGTATTGACGCCTCTGACACAACGGGTGGCGCGTACAAGCTGTTCTCCGGCCAAGTCGGGCTCGTCATCGAAAACTGCGTAATCACGAGCGACAGCACGGCCATGTACCTTTACAGTAGCGGCGCGAATATTGGCTCCGCAGCGGCCCCGTGCATTGTCCGCAACGTCGTCACGAAGGCACGGACTGCCATCAGCGGGAGCGGCAAAGACCTCTTCTTAGAGGTCTTCAACTGCACGTTCCTCCCAGGCACGGTGAGTCCCGCCGGACAGACAAACTACAGCTTCAACGCAACAGGAGCAAGTAACTGCAAGCTGTTCAACTGCATTGTTCTAGACAGTCGCGCCAACCGACAGTTCAGCGGTAATGCGACGGTGACAGGGGGCAACAACATCGGCGTTACCGGATCAACGTCGCTCTTCCAGTTCTCAACGAATGGACTTGGCTCCGAGAAGACGCCGACCACCAACACCTCCCCGGGCGTCGGTGACTGGTCCATCTACGATGCCAGTACGGGTACTTTAGTAAACGTACCCGCTAACGATGCTGTTGGTGTATGTGATGCCTCTAGTGCTCCTACAACCGACATTCAAGGGCTAAACCGAGTTAGGGATACGCATGTAGATCCTGGTGCATTTACTACGGATCTCCGCACAATCACGAAGTCCATTGACGGTTCTGGGGGTGGTGACTACACCACCTTCACGACTGCTGAGGCCGCAGTGACCTCCGTGGTCACCGACGCGGACATGGTGAAGCGGAACGAGGCCATTGTGTTCGAGGCGGAAGCTGGGACGTACAGCGAAAGGCTGGACATGGACTCGTCGCTGACCACTGACGCAACCCGTAATGTCACATGGAAGGCGGCTGCTGGCTCCGAGCACGGAGGTGTATTCGGCGCTGGAGTGAAAATCGAATCTTCCGCTATTACCGCTCTGATCGAAGTGGACTTCACGACCCTCCAAGATCTTGAGTTCCGGTCAACCTCTACTGTCGCCTCCGACTGCGGGTTCCGCAGCACACATTGTAAGGGTGTCACAGTCGAAAGGTGCCTGTCTTACGGGCCGCGAGCTTTCCACTACCTCAGCATGGATGAATCGACATCTTTCTCTGAGGCAACCGTGTTCGATAGTTGTGTTGCCGAGATCGCCAACATCGCCGCGACGGATGGCTCCTGTTTCCGGATTCAGCACACCCCCTTCACGGACAACTATGTAAAGATCCGAAACTGTACCATGCTTGGAGACCGTGGCGTAACTGCTAGTTACGCAGGTATCCAAATTCGGAATATTTCTGGTAACTTGTGGCTCGACACACATAACTGCCTGTACCTACACGGTACGGATGTGCTGTGGGACGGGGCTAGCACTCAACCCGTGCGAGTCATAACAGCTACTGGAAACGTGGCAGAGACCGTTCTGGATGAGTTCACTACGAGTGGGATGGCGGGTGCCCAAGCGTGGACCTTCACCACAGACGACACAGCCGCATCTACAGGCGACCAAGTAATTTACGACGACAACACGGGGCAATTATACGATGTCCCAGGTAACGATGCTTGGCATTATCTTACTGATCTAACTAACGCTCCTGCTATAGCTATTGATGGCTTGACTAGAGACGCCTCTGGATTCAACCCCGGAGCTTTTGAAGAGTCGGCAGAAGATCCCCTACCTTCTCAAGTAACAACAGGAACTCCTGTTAGTGGATCAATAAACGTACCCTTAGACCAAGACCTTTCTTGGGCTTCTGCTACAGGAGCTTCGGGTTATGATATATACTTTGGTGTAGGAACCCCCAGTTCACTAGTCTCTGCGGATCAGGTAGGGTTAACATACGACCCAGGAACTTTATTAGTTGACACAACTTACGCTTGGAGGGTAGACAGTAAGAATGTTGCGGGAACCACTTCAGGCATTGAACTTACATTCACTACTGTTCCAGCACCTCCGTCTCAAATAACTACCGGAACCCCTCTTAGTGGAGCTACAACAGTACCGCTAGATCAAGCTCTATTGTGGGATACTGCGACAGGAGCTTCAGGTTACGATGTATACTTTGGTACGACCACTTCACCTGCTTTAGTTTCCGCTGATCAAGCTGGACTCAGTTATGATCCAGGAACTCTAACTGAGGGTACAACGTATTACTGGGCAGTCAATAGTAAGAATGCTGGTGGCGTAACCTCTGGGGTAGAGTTCTCCTTTACTACTGCGTTCCTTCCTGACGCGGTAACCACGGGTACTCCTGTTAGTGGTGCTGTTGATGTACCCTTAGACCAAGACCTTTCTTGGGCTTCTGCTACAAACGCTTCTGGATATGATGTATACTTCGGTACAAGCACCAGTCCTCCTTTAGTCTCTGCGGATCAGGTAGGGTTAACTTATGACCCTGGCACTTTAGCTACAGATACAACGTATTACTGGGTAGTAAACTCTAAAAGTTTAGCAGGAACTACCTCTGGCACGGAACTCTCATTCACTACAGTACCAGCCCCTCCTTCTCAAGTAACAACTGGAACACCTGCTAGTGGTGCTATAAACGTATCACTAGATCAAGATCTTTCTTGGTCTACTGCGACAGGAGCTTCAGGTTACGATGTATACTTTGGGGTAGGGACTCCTAGTTCTTTAGTCTCTGAGGATCAGGTTGGGTTGACCTACGACCCAGGTACTTTAGCCGAGGATACCACTTATGCGTGGAGAGTAGACAGTAAGAATGTTGGAGGTACTACAACTGGCGTTGAGTTTACCTTTACTACCTTACCTCCTTTCCCTGATCAAGTAACAACAGGAACTCCTGTTAGTGGATCAATAAACGTACCATTAGATCAAGATCTTTCTTGGTCTAGTGCGACAGGAGCTTCAGGTTACGATGTATACTTTGGTGTAGGAACCCCCAGTTCCTTAGTCTCCGCTGATCAGGTCGGGCTAACCTACGACCCAGGAACTTTAGCGGAAGATACAACTTACGCTTGGAGAGTAGACAGTAAGAATGTTGCTGGAACAACTTCTGGTGTTGAGTTTACCTTTACTACCTTACCTCCTCTTCCTGACGCGGTAACTACAGGTACACCAGTTAGTGGTGCTGTTGATGTACCCTTAGACCAAGACCTTTCTTGGGATGCTGCTACTTACGCCGATACTTACAACGTATACTTCGGTACTTCTACTTCACCTTCACTAGCGGTTAGTGCTCAGGCTGGGTTGAGCTACGACCCAGGCACCTTATCTCCCACTACGACATACTACTGGCGTGTAGATACGCAAAATGAGGCAGGGGTAACTACGGGAACTGAGTTTACTTTCACTACAGCAAACCTTCCTAGTGCAGTAACCACGGGTACTCCTGTTAGTGGAGCGATTAATGTATCGCTAGACCAAGATGTTTCCTGGTCTTCTGCCACTAACGCTGATACTTACAACGTATACTTTGGGACTTCTACTTCACCTTCACTAGCGGTTAGTGCTCAGGCTGGGTTGAGCTATGACCCAGGAACTTTAGCGGAAGATACCACGTATTACTGGCGTGTAGATACACAAAATGCTCAGGGAATTACTACAGGAACTGAGTTAACTTTTACTACTGTTCCAGCACCTCCGGCTCAAATAACCACAGGAACTCCGACTAATGGAGCCGTTGGAGTTAGTCGCACTCAAAATATTTCTTGGGATCCTGCTGCGAGAGCAGCATCATACAATATTTATTTTGGAACAACAACCAATCCTCCACTAGTTTCTAGTAAAACAGGAACCTCGTACAACCCAGGTCTCTTAGACAGTAACACTGTCTACTATTGGCGTGTTGACTCAGTTAACACTGGAGGAGTAACTACAGGGGTTGAGTTTAACTTTAGAACTGTCATAGTAGTCGGCCCTGTTGTGGCAGGAATACCAGCTTCGGGTGCAGTGGATGTTCCTCTGAACCAAGAACTTTCTTGGTCTGCTACTGAGAATGCCACTAGCTACAATGTTTACTTTGGCACAAGCGCCAACCCTACACTAGTAGCAAGCGCATATACAGGAACATCGTATACTCCTTTCTTGCCCCTTAATTATGGCAAGGAATACTACTGGCGAGTGGACGCGGCAAGGGGACCGATTGTTGCTCCAGGAACTAGTTTTGAGTTTGCTTCTGTTAATTTTGAATACAATGCCGCTGATTTTATTGTAGCGCATGATTACTCAGGTGCGTTATATGAGGATGTATCCGCTATCCACGGTGCTGTTCAAACCTATCATGACACTACTCTGCCCGCTAGATATGAATCCGGGGGGGGATTTAATCTGTCGGAGAAGGGTACACCTTGGTACCCGTCCAACTTCAGCATTTCAGGGTTCGAGGTTGACTCAAACGGTGATCCTTCAGCAATTGTTTTTGGGCCAACTACCACAAAAAAATCTCCTCTCCAACAAGGGCCTGAAGATATATCAATTGATCATTGGAAATTTGTTTATGCTGAGAATGGGCTAAAAGGAGTTCAATACTTTTTCTCTACACAACTAGGTTTTGACAACTTTAAGGTATTACTGGAGGGCGTCTATTAATTGAAAAGGGGGAAATTCCTTTTACCCAAAACCCTATCTGGCAAACAGGTTACAAAGGGTGTTCTTTGGGAGCACCTACTCAACAAAACCAACAAGAATTGTCTCTCCTATATTTGCCTCGCCTTGGTAATAGTCAACAAGCGACTTTTGAAAGACTTGAACAATTAGTTGCAGATCTTTATACTACATACACGAATAATACTGGGGCTAGACCTCGAATCTCTCTTCGCCCATATTTCTTTACCGAATTGCTTTGGAGACATGGACCAGTGGCTTATGATCCCGATTATTCTACACCTAACAGGGGGGGAAGAACACAGTTACGACTTGGAATAGATGGAACTACTTGCCCCACAAGTAATAATTTTATTCTTTGGGATAGTTCAAGTGGTCCTCCCCCAACGTGTCTTAGTGCTGCTGGAGTTGAGTTGCTTCCTAACTCCCTTTTTGAGGGTACGGGCTATGATTTATTAATAAAAAACCGTCGCATGAAGCCCTCTTCACAGTGGCCTATAAACAGTGACAATGGCACCTGCGACGAAGATCCTATTACTGGAATACCAATAGAACAAGGAAGTATACGTTATCGTAAACCAGGAGCATTAATTTTAAGTAATATTAATATGTCTGGTGTAGATGAAAACGGAAATACTACGACGGACAGTGATTCTTTCGCTAGGCTATATGATACAGATGATTTTAAAGTTTTTAATTCAGATTGGGGTAGGAATCACTATCAACACGCACTTTATGTCTCCACCGCTGGTAACGGTTTAATACAATCAACTACGTTTAATGAACTGGCTGGCAAAGCTATAGGTTTTATGTATAGGTGCGGCGCGGGTGGGCCATCGTCGGATAATAATAACTCAAGACATACTTACGCAGCTACACAAAAACTAAAGGACTGTCATTTACATAATACACCTGCCCCGGATGTTCTTATCAAATATCCCGAAGAGGGACAAGAGGTAGGAGAAGCTGGTCTGGTGTGGTCTTGGAATGGGTTTTCTGTTGAACACAGAAATCCGGGCAACAGTCAGTTCCCAGGCTACTGCATTATTGAAGATTGCAGTATTATAAATAAATTTTCTCAGCCTTTTAGGCAATATGCGAGCGATCAATATGATGCAATGTCGGGAAAGTTGTGGTTAGTGTTTTGCGACCCAGGACCCCAGAGCGATTATTACTGGGATATTTATAGTATGCCTTTGGAAACTGTTAACACTGCTTCTGACTTAGCAGGAGTAGATGTAGCGGACCAAAAAACAGTTAAAGTTTTAGACACTGGGAGGATTTGGTTTTGGCCTGAAGGATCTCTTTATGATCAAGCTAATGAAGGAGGCACAACTTCCTGGATTGAGTGGGAAGAAGCTGCCGATGGGTATCCTGTTGCTGTTTGTCGTATGACAAACACTTTTGTTCAGTCTGCGGGTACAAATCAATATGCAGTAATGAGGTTAGATTCAGCTAGAGAGATGATTTTTGATCACAACTTAATTAGTTATGATCGTGGATCTAATTACCCAGATAATAATTTTCAACCCGGCTTCAACGTAAAAATAGATTCACACGGACAGAACGATTTTAACGGAACTTCTTTAGCGACCAGTGCTGTTAGGTTTAGTAATAATATTGGAGAGCGACTTGGGGGAGGCGATATAAATTTTGAATTTTATGTGGAGCCTCCTGGACAGAGTTGCGAACGTGTATATACATACAGCCTGACAGAAACAAATAATATAGGTCGAACAGTTACTATTAACAAGACGTTGTTCCCTGACCTTCCTACCACCAGTGGAATCTCAAATGCTATCAATGTTGCTATGCAGAATGGTGTGCTTAGGACAGAAGGCCAAGCCGATCAAGGAGGAATAGATTATGACACTGTTGAGGGTCAGTTAGGAAGTAATCAAACTTGGTTTAATGATTTCTTTATAGATCGCCCATACGATACAGCTATTGATGGTCCATATCCTACTGCTGCTACTGGGTCAGGACCCAAAGAAAACCCTCCTTCATCGGAAGATCCTCCTTCTCCTCCAACGGGACCCTACCCTGAAGATAACGCCACTGGCGTTTATACAGATGTCACAATTTTAAGTTGGAATGCTAACGGGGCTGCTGATGATTATAGAGTATTCTTAGGTACAGACCAAAATAATCTTTTCTTAAAAACAGTAGCCCCAATAACAGACAATTTTTATGATCCGGGTACTCTCGATGAAAACACACAGTATTTTTGGGTAGTAGAGTCTAATAACGAGTACGGAACTACTTCATCAAACGTATTTACCTTTACCACAAACGGCCCTGCTCCTTCAGCCCCAGGACCCCCCGTAAACATATCTCCTGAGGTTGGTAGTGTAGATGTAAGCACATCCCCGTATTTAATTTGGAAAGGATCAGAGGTTACATTAGATCAAGGCGCAGCATCAGCCTATGATGTTTTCTTCGACACTTCAGACAATTGGAATTCTTCTAACCCTCCAAGAATCGCTCAAGATGTTACAACAACTATTGTAGGCCCAGTAACTAATGCGGGATCTCCTCTTGAGTATTCAACAGAATATACTTGGAGAGTAGACGCCAAAAATATTAGTGGAGAAACCTCTAGTGGGGAATGGACTTTTACTACGGAAGATCCTCCCCTTCCCCCAGGAACGATAACAGTATTTATACCAGAAGCGAACGCTACTGGAGTAGATATTGGTCAAACTCTATCTTGGGAAGCTCCTACCTCTGGAGGCCCTATAGACGATTATAGAGTTTACTTTGCTACTGATGCTGAATGGGCGGGGGCGTCCAGTCTAGTAGCTACAGTTCCTGGTAACATTACTTCCTGGACACCATCAGAGGACTTGGAGTATGGCACTGTTTACAGGTGGTCTGTAATAACCAGAGGCCCTGGAGGATCGGGTATAGCCCCAGGTAGCCGAATATTCACTACTCAACCATTTCCCGATCCTCCGGGAGAAGTTACAGATAAAAGCCCGTCAGCAAACGAAGTTGACGTAAGTATTTATCAAAGCTTATCTTGGGAAGCTCCTACCTCTGGAGGACCCTTAGTAGATTATGCACTTTACTTTGATACTGTTGCTGACTGGAACCCAGGACCAGGACCAAACGATACGAATCCAGTAATACTTCCGTCAAACACAACGTCTTGGCAACCTCCAACTATGGACCTTAGCACTGTTTACAGGTGGGCTGTAGTAAGCCGTGGTCCTGAAGAAACTGCAAACCCAGGTAATACTATATTTACAACTGAAGACGGCATTGATCCACCAGGGACTCCTTCTGGGTTAACTCCTTCTGCAAATGCTACGGGAGTTGCTGCTAATCAAACGCTTTCTTGGGAGGTTGCGACTCCTGGTGGTCCCATAACTGAATACGATGTTTATTTAGGGACATCTGCCACGGGGCCGTCGCTGGTTTCTACTCAACAAACTCTTGTTTATACTCCTGAAGAAGACTTTGAATACTTAGGTGTTTATGTTTGGAAGATAGTAGCGAAAGGCCCCGGAGGACAGGCGGAAACTGCACTTAGCTACTTTACTGTAGAAGCAGAACCGGAACCACCTATTGACCCCCCTGGTTCAGTGACACAAGGAGCCCCGAACAACCAGAGTGATATTCCTATAAATGGTACTAGTCTTGTTTGGACTGCTGCTCCTGATGCAGAAGTATACGAGGTATTCTTTGACGCTTCTAGCCCAGCAAATACATCATTGAGTTCTAATATCACTGGAACTGTTGCAGGAGCCCGAGATCTTTCTTCAAACACAACATATTATTGGAGAGTAGATGCAAGTAATACAGCGGGTGTTACCACGGGAACTGAGTTTAGCTTTAGTACGGTCATTATATTAAATCCCCCCGATGCGGTAACTGAGGGATCTCCAAATAATGTAACAAACGTATCTATTGACCCTACTTTATCTTGGCGTGCCGCACAAGGAGCCCTAAGTTATAAGATATATCTTGACGAGGGCAGTGCGAACCCAGAAACATTAATCGGAACAACTACAGGAAATACTTCCTTACCTGTACCGAATAGCTTAGTAAACGATACATCCTATTCTTGGCGTGTAGATGCTGAAAACTCGGATGGAACAACTACAGGAACAGTTTTTACTTTCTCCACAATAGAACTTAACCCCCCAGGGCAGGTAACCACAGGTATACCTAATGGAGTTTTAGGCTATACAATAAATCCCACCCTTTCTTGGGAAGTTCCATCAACTGGAGGCCCAATAGCTAAATACAATGTTTACCTGGGCGTTAGTGGTGAGTCATTAAACTTGTTAGGATCTAACGCGGATACCTTCCTTAATGTCCTAGGATTAAACTATTCAACTGATTACATTTGGCGAGTTGATGCTTTAGGTCCTGACGGAACTACGCCGGGAACAGAGTTTAGCTTCACTACAATTGATCCTCCAACAAATGATCCTCCGAATCAAGTAGTAAACTTAAATCCGTTAAATAATTCTGAGGATGTATCTGTAAATTCTGTACTTATTTGGAGTGATGTAGAAAATATTACGGGCTATGACGTATACTTCGGTGCAACTCCAAGTCCTTCTTTAGTTTCTGAAAATCAACAAGAAAATTTCTTTATACCTGTAGACGCGGTAGCCTACGACGAAACTTTCTACTGGAGAGTTGATAGTAGAAACTCCGCTGGAATAACAGAAGGTGTTACTTGGAGTTTTACTACCGAATCTTCAATTGCTCCTCCCCCGCCTCCCCCGCCTCCCACGCCTCCGTCACCTGTTAGTGGAAACCGTAATTATGAAAAACGGGAAAGCGACATTAGAAAGAAAATCCTTCAAATGACTCAAGCTAAACAGAATATCTCTTTTGTTTACAGGGATTCTCTAAGAGCCATGATTTCTTCTTTCAATGATCTAGGTTACATTAGTGTAGAGGATGAGTATAAGGAAATTAAGTGCTTACATGCTAACGCAGAAAGAGCCATAGCAAAGCTAAAGGAAGAGGAAAATATTGTCTTACCTATAGTTACTATTTCTCAAACAACTACTGCTAATGATGACAGTAGAAGGCGTCAAGAGAGTATCCTTATTAATGAAAAGGTTTGGGATAAAGAAAAGAATAGAGCATTTAGAGTGCTCAGTTTAGCACCCAGAGCCGTAAATATTAGTTACCAAATAAACATTTGGTGTAAGTACATGGCAGATATGGATCAAGTTCTTGAGCAAATAAGACTTAAGTTCAACCCAGAGATGAACGTCTCAACTCAAGCTTCTACACTTGCTAAGGCTTACTTGGATACGGAGGAAGATATTGGATCCGTAACAGCAGGGGATAAGGAAGATAGAATAATAAAGAAAACATTTAATGTTGTCTTTAGAACCTATGTTCCTAACCCCAAGTTCTTAGTTACCTCTACAGGGAAGATAGAAGAATATAAAACAGAAACGGAGTTCCTTTAATGCCTAGACCCCCAGTAACAGCAGGTTCTTTTGCTACTTGTGGACATGTTGCCACGGGGTTGCCTAGGGTTTTAATAGAAAACAGGCCAGCATCTGTTATCGGAGCTTCTTTTGCTGGAGGACCTATCATTGGTCCTGGGTCTCCTCAGGTCTTGGTAGAAGGTATTCCTATAAGTGTCGTTGGAGACATAGTAACTCCACACGGCGAGTTCGCGCATCAGCTACCTACTATGACTACCTTTGTAACGAGAGTTATTGTTCCATAAAAAAAAGTAGCAAAAAACCTTCGGTTAAAGTCTACATAATAAGGAAGGTAAAGAAATGAAAGTAGTAAAAAACGATAGTCTGCAATCATTTACAGTTCACTTTAGAACAGAAAAAGGTGTTACTGCTAAATGGTTACAGCCGGGGGAAAGTATAGTAGTTCCTGCTAGTTATATCACGGAACAAATTAAAACTTTACATCGGCGTAGGATGTTTAAAATTTCCAACGCCTAAGGAGATAAATTATGCCAAATTACTTAAGCCCAGGTGTTTACACAATAGAAAAGGACTTCTCGCAGTTCACTCCATCAATTAATACTTCTGTTGTGGGTATAGTTGGTTTTGCTTCTAAAGGACCTATAAACAAAGCAACTCTAATCACTACACAGGAGTCTTTAATTAGTACCTTCGGAGAACCTTCTGAGGCTATTAATGGTCAAGCCCTTGAGGGAGCACTAGAAATTCTGGAGCAAACAAATGTTGTATACTTTATTCGGTGCGCCGAGGATGCGCTGGACGCTTCCGCTGCTCTTTCTGTTGGCACTTGCCCAGCCATCGCAGTTTCTGGCGGTGCAACCAACGCTGTTGATAGGTGGGGCGTTGAAAGACCCATCACCTTTAGAATTCAAGTGAAAGATTCTCAAGGCGTTAGCAAATTTGTAGATAATGATGGACAAGGAAGGGACTTCACCGTAAACGCAAGCACTGCAAGATCACAGTCAGCCGCGCTACGCTCGGTTATCGGCGGTGCTCTAGATTCCGATGTTGTAGGCGTGTTTGATGATGGGTCGTTTGATTCCAACTTAGGTCTTTCTGGCGCTATCGTCGGTGGATTCGCTGGTTCGGGTGCTTCTCTCCACGTTTCTGCTTGTTCTGGCATTAGCTTTAATGCAGCTAGTGGCGTTTCCGCACTAAGATTGATGTCTCCTAATACTGCTAGTGTTAATTACGGTATTTCCGGCGAGTTTGCTTCAGCTATTAATGTTGGAGGTGGTCAATATCTGGATACAGGAACAAACTCAATAGCTTACTTAGTTGAGTCCCTTAATCCTGGTGCAGGATACAACGGAGGAACGCGAAGTAACGGAGATACTAGCGGAAACTCAATTACTGTAGACTCAGTAGGATCTCAGAACTTTGTTATAAGAGTTAATGACGCTGGAGTAGCACTAGAAACCTTTAAGGCAAGTTTAGTTGCTTCCGGGGCTTTCTTAGAAGAGGTTATTAACACTGGAGAAACAAACGTAGTCTCTAGAATAATAAAAGGTAATATTGTTAAAGATGGGACAGATGCGACAGTATCCGCTCTTTCTAGATTCTCAAACCTTCTTCAAAGTTTAGTTCCGGGTCCGTTCACTTCAACATTCCGCTACGCAAGTGTGGCCGGAGGTGAGATAGATACTACGGATACGGTTACTGGTGGAGGCGATTTGGGGGAAGGTGAAACAGGAGGCAGGTTCAACAAGTTGATAGGCTTAGCTGCTCAGAACCTTGTTGGAGGCTCTAACGGTATTCCTTCTACTGAAGAGAATCGGGCTGCGGTTCTTATTGGTAGTGAAGCCCAAGAGCCCAAAACTGGAATGCAATCTCTCAACGATGATACGATCAACGTAGGCATTGCACTCGTCCCTGGCATCCAAACTCAATCGGTACAAAATGCTCTCATCACATTAGCAGAAGTTACTCAAGATTTCCTTGCTCTTGTATCTCCTCCTTACGCTGTGGGAACTGTTCAAGATGCGATTGATTGGAGTAACGGACAGGCTGCGAGTACAGACTCAAGGACTGTTCCAATTAACAGTTCTTATGCGGCCATTCACTGGCCTTGGGTAAAAGTCTTTAGTACCTTTGACGGAGTTGACCGATGGTATGATCCGTCTATCTTCGCTGCAAGGCAAATGGCTTTCACTGATGGAATAGGTGAGACTTGGTTTGCTCCTGCTGGTTATCGACGAGGAAGACTTACAAAGCCTACGGAGACAGAGCTTAAGTTAAGCCAAGGCGATAGAGATAGTCTGTACAGCGGCGGGAATGTAATTAACCCCATCGTTGCCTTCCCTCAGCAAGGGCTAACTGTCTTTGGTCAGAGAACTGCACAAAGAACAGCTTCTGCTGTAGATAGAATTAACATAAGAAGACTAATGATATTCATCAAGAAGTCGATCCTAGCTACCACTCAAAGATTTGTCTTTGAGCCTAACGATGAGTTCACATGGGAGCAAGTTGAAGCAGCAGTCAACCCTTTCCTAGATGACATTAAGAGAAAACGGGGCCTCACAGAATTCCGAGTTGTTTGCGATGAAACCACAAACACTCCTCTGCGGGTAGATAGAAATGAGCTTTGGACAAAAGTTCTACTCAGACCAACAAAGACAGCGGAAATCATTGTGTTTGAGATTAACCTAACAAATCAATCCGCTGATTTAGGAACCCTATAAGGAGAATATAAATGGCAAACCAAGGATATTATAAAACGAAAAGAACTTTTGAACCAGGGAGTGAGCTTCCTCTCGTTTCTAATGATTTAGATTCAGTGAGGGCGTATCAATTTGAAGTAATCTTTAAAGATATTCAAATTCCTTTTGGCGACAATATTAATGTTCAAGACCTTACTTTAGCAGCAAAGAGAGTTTCTGGTTTAGCTACTAGAAACGAATTCATCACTGTAGATAGAGTAAACGACAAACTTTACTACCCAGGCAAGGTGACTAACGAAGATCTTCAAATCGAGTTTGATAACCTTTATTTAAAAGATACTGCGGGTGATCTTTACAGATACTTCAAAACTATTTACGATCCTATTACAGGAGAAATGACAAAGTTTTCTCGTCCAGGCGGCACTTCGGGAAGTGCATTTAAGACTGCTCAAATTTCTGTAATTGAGTTAGATAACACTATGACTCCCCATGCAACAACGAATGTTTATGGTGCTTTCCCTATTTCTTGGGCAGCGTCCGAATTTAACTATGCTACCAACGATTTTCACACGTTAACGATGACACTGAAGTACGACTTCCTTGATCGTCCTGAAGCATTTTACAGAAGCGGAAACGTATCTATAGTGGATACTAGACAGCCTAACGAGTGATTTTTTAAAAACAAACTAAGTAGGTTTTAGCCCCGTCCTTTATCTGTGTGGGCGGGGCTATTTTTTTCTTCTATAATATACTATGGATTACTTCTCTGAATTATTAGAGAGCTATAGCAAGCTCAAGAAAAGAAAGTATAAATTAACTTTCCTGTCGGAAGAGGCTATGGATATAGGAAAAGCTAAAGGTATTGTTAAGAGGGGCATGGCAGGGGCTACTTCACACGATACTGCGAAAACTGCTCCCCCCTTAACTTATGATGACGGGAGCCCTACAAAGGTAAAAACTTTTTATAAAGACACAGCACAAGGAAAAGTAGTTTATTTATCCTTCACTCCTGTAGGACAAAAACAAGCAACCCTAATGAAGGCTAGTGTGGAGGGAAAAGATGTCCCAAAAGCCATAGAAGCCGCTGCGGCTGTTTTAGTTGAAAAGCCAGAAACAGGGGGGACTAAAGGCGAAGGAGAGACTACAGACCAAATGCGTATGGATGCCGAGCTTGCAGAGAAGCAAGCTCAAGCCCAAGCTGAAGAAGCAAGACGAACGATTGACGGTAGTTTAGCTGAGTACGCAGAGGAGTGGTTAGGTAGTGGGGGCCGACTTAACAAAGGACTAAAAAAACTTCAAGAGTATATAAAGCAGGGTTTGATAAAAAAGTTACCTGGGCAATTGGATTACTTAGTTTTTGCTTATGGTAATAGCGAAAATTATGGTGGGTTTATTCGTCAAATGGTTGGAGGTAAAGCCACTAAGTTTGAGGGAGAAGGAGAAAAAGCAAAAGCTACGCAAGTAGAAAAACGGTTCAGCGCCGCAGAGTTTGATATTTTTGCTAAGAACTTTACAGATGTCATTACCTGTCATGACAAAACAAAGGGCTCAGAGGAAGCGAAAGAATTTTGCGCTGAAGTTACTAGTAAAGTAGGTATTTATAAAAACAAGCCAGTCATTTTTGGTGTAGACGAAAGCGAAGCAGTGGTCTTGCCTTCCAAAGACTGGGCAATGGACGCCGCGTTCAAAAAAATTACGGAGACTTGTTTTGATGGAGACGAAGGTGCGTTTGAAGAAGCACTAAGAAAAGGTCCTAAAAGAGAAGTCTCTAAGTCTGGCTTGAACTCAGCGAAAGGTATCATTTTCGAGAACACTGTTGTTTTAGGAATTAATCTAGTGGGAGCTAGTACGGACAAAATGCGAGCTTCAGCTAGAGATCTTTTTGAATCAGCAATAAGTAAAATGAATACTGAGATGAGGAAAAAAGTATTGACAGAGTTTGGTGTAGAGGAAAACGAAGCGCAAGAACTTTTAGCGTTTGATGATCAAGAACAAACTAAATTTTTTCTTGATCTGTTTGATTCAAACAAAAAATTCACAAAATATGTTGCGGCTGATTTACAACGATGTGCAGGGTTCTATAAAGGTATAACTAAAGGTAACACAACGGCAGAGGTTACAGGTGGTGGCAAGGCGGCAGGGGGACACAGAGACGACGTTCAAATCTCCTATGAGAGCGAGGAGAGCGCAGCAGCGGCGGGAAAGGCTATGGACAAAGGAACTGGTTTAGGTGCTTTAATACCTACACTAAAAAATGGTGTATATAAGTTAATGATTGGGTGCAAAAGATATATTGATCGCTTCAGTGCAAAGACTGGCGAAGTTAATAGTGTTAACCAAATGATGATAAATATGAACCCCCTTTCAGATAGTGACAGTAACTACGATGTTGACGGGATGCGTCCGAGGATTGCTAAAGAATTGTTTGGTTGGGACGGTACGGATATAGGCTTTGATAATGTGCAAGATCAATGGGACGCAGCCTACAAGTATCATGCAAACATAGAAGCAAAAAACGAAAAAATTACTAGGTCTATAACACAAGACAATATTTTTGTCGCTAAAGGTAAAATACAGGTAGAAAGCCCAAAAAAGAAAGCTCAGGAACTGCTTGACAAACTTAGCAAATCAATAGGGTATGGTAAGTTTGAAGAATCTGCGTTGAAGGATTATCTTTACGAAAAAGAAGGCGTCGGAGTCACCCTGAAGGATTTCTCCGACACTCCGCTAGGTAAAGAAAACTCAAAACGGCTTGCAGAAGTATTAACTAGGATGAATAGAATTAGCACTTTTGAAAGAGACTTAAAATCAAAAGACAAAAATAAAAGAGACACAGCAAAGAAAGCCGCTTGTCTAATGATGTACTCTACTGGGGGTAACGTAGAGGATTTAGGTCAACTCTTAGCTACAGACGAAAAAGGAGCTAGTCTTATATCACAAACAGGATTAATTAAAGCCATAGCTGAAACAGACTTAGACGATTTAGACGTTTCCATAGCTGGTACATTCGGTATAGAGCTTGACGCGGGTGACGATAAAGTCTTCAAAATAAATCAAGAAAGGAATTCAGGAAAGAAGGACGAAGGCAACCCAGAAAAAGAAAGGAAAATAGATACAAGGTTTTCGGGAGAAATACCTGCTAAGACCTTTGCAAAGCATGGTCGATCATTTGGGAATAAAAAACAGAAACTAAATAACTCTATAGAGCATATACTAACTGGACAAATAAAGCTTTTAGAAGCATTCCTTAATCAAACCAGTGATAGTCTTCCTCTTTAAGTAAATCTTCTAAGTAATATACCCTATATTTATTTTCTCCTTTGTGAAGCTCTATATATTTATCACTTGAGTATGTTATATAAAAGGGTACGATTGCCAAGGTTTTCTGTCTATCTTGTTTAAATATTACCATCGGCTCTTTATGGCAGAAAGATGAATCTTTTTCGCATTGATGAATAAATTTCCAAAAGTCGGATCTATAATTAAAAAGACTATAGAGGTTCTCTTTATTATATCCCTTCTTGCATTCTATGCAGTAGCGGAAATTTTCTGGGGTAATTAAATCTCCATAGATCTTTAAATGCGAAGGTAAATTATGTGTTGTAGCGAAAGCTCCTGACCCAGGGGTTCTAGAAAATTCTTTGGTGCCAAACCGTTTGTTTAGTATTGAAGATATTTGCCTTT